CCTCTCCAGACTTATACATCCATTGCGGTGATCCGAAAGCCATTATGCGAAAGCCAGTTGAGGTGTTCCTAGTAGTATCCTATTTGATGCGACAACCAAATAAGGAACTAAATCGGTTGCACTTGCTGTTGCTGTGAGTGTAAGACCTGCCGCTGCTGGAGTTTCGTAATCTGTTCCTAAAGCTACCGTGCGGCTCCCCGTACCATCCTGTATAAATGCTATAAATCCACTTTGTCCAACCTGTTCAGTAGTTGGATTAGCTAAAGTAACATTACCTGTAAGTGTTAATACAAAGTTTTGTTTAGCAGCAAAGTCTAGTGTGACTGAACCTGTGTTAGTTGTGTCTGTGTCTGTTGTGGCTACTGCTGTACCTGTTACTGTAATACCAGTAGCAGTTGTTTCAATCTTTTTAGAATTGTCATGATAAAGTTCACAAGCACCATTATCATTAAAAACAGCAAATGTTTCATTACCACCAGCATCTTTAAACTTCGTAGCTGTGTCTGATAAAACAAATATTTGTCCAGTTGTATTTTTTAATTGAGCGTGAGAACCATCGTGATATATTTCTAAGTCAGAACCAGTACCAAATAATGCTTTAACATTATCGTTATGTATAGCATTACCTGTCATAGTGCCACCAGCTAATGCTAAAGATCCTGTAGGAACACCATTAATATAACTTGCAGCAATAGTATCACTAGTTGCAAATTCTCCAAGTGAACTTACATCTGATCCTGAGAATATCGCCTTTACAGGTACTTTATTTGCCATTATGCTACTCCTATGTTATCTTGCGTGCCATCGGCTTTAAAGAACGGAAACTCACCATTAGTAACTGATATTGCATCATAGTTACCATCTGCCTTATAAAAAGGAAAATTAATAGCTGATATTTTAGATCCTGCAATACCTGCAGTTGTGCTCACATCAGTGTTCGTGATGGTGCCATCTTTTATACCATTCGTTGTTATTCTATCTATTGCCATATGTATTATTTATATTAATCTGATTGTGCATTGATCATATTTTGGTATGCAGTTTTCACATCAGCGGTCCAAGATGCATTACATATTGCTTGTACTCTTGCATCTTCAGCACTAATATCTGTATCTTCCCAAGTATCACCAACCTTTGTTCTAGGTTCTACAACGTGTCTATGATATGATGATGACAATACTGCTCCATCTTCCTTGACTCTTGTTGCTGTGCGTACTTGCACTTGCCCCATCTCTAATACTTCAATCTTGTCTATTACTGTTTCTTTTGTTAATGCCATTGCATTCTCCTGTTATTAAATGTCTGTTCTAAGAATCCACTTAGAATAATTAAGTTGTTAAATAGCTAAAGCCAAAATATATTGCATCTCCAGCTGCGGGATTGTAATCTGCAAATGCACCACCATCTTGCTCGTAAACACCTTCTATCACACTTGAACCAGCCGGTATCATAAAAAGAGGTGGATTATCTTGATGGTGAATTACGTGGTATATACCCGGTCTAGTCATCGTAGTCGCATTTCTGCCTGCAGAATGAGAAGCAATTGTAAATGGCAAGGATACTCTGCAACCACCTACTGGACTAGATACTGTAGATACATCAACTTCACCAAATATAGTAACTAATCTTCCAATTTTTATATATGACACAGCAACTCTATTCATAGTAATTGAACCACTATTACCTGTAGTCCAAACTTGGTTATGTGTACCTTCCTCATAATCGTCTAAAGCATTGGCTGCTGCTGTGTCACCGTTGAATGTTATGCCACCAGAAGATAAGATACGCATACGTTCTGTATTATATTCGGTGTTATATAAAATCATATTATTACTGTTGTCTACACCAATTGCACCAGCAATCGTGCCTGAATTATTCCAACGCAATAATTGTGTTGTAGGTAAAGCAATTCCTCCATTTACTTCTAATTTTTGGGTGGGAGTCATACCAATACCTACATTACCAGTAAATTCTGGACTAGCTATTGGTGCTTTTAAAGCAACTTCAGTTGTTGTTGCTATAGTAGCTGTAGCATCAGGTAGTGTTATCGTTCTGTCTGTACTCGTATTCGGAGCAGTTACAGTTAGTATTCCTGTTCCTGAAGCGTGTCCTTGTATTTTTACTTTTGCCATTATGCTATCACCCAAGTTGAACCAGTAGGTATTGTGACTGACACCCCTGTGTTAATTGTTATCGGACCAGCAGTTAAAGCATTGTTGCCACTCGTTATGCTATAGTTAGCTGCTATGGTGTTAGCCATTTCGTATAAGCCTTTGTCTGTAGTGTTACCACCACCTACTGGACTCCAAGCTGAACCATCGTAAATCTCAGCACTGGTATCTGTTGTGTTGAACCTCATATAACCAGCAGAAGGTGAGCCATCTCTTTGTGCTGTTGTTCCAGCTGGTAAGACTCCTGAACCTGTGGCTGAAGTTTTAGAAACTAAACCTGAAGTTGATATTACTGTTACCTGCCAAGCAGAACCGTTATAGATTCTAGTTTCGTTTGAAGAAGTATTAAAGTACCAATCACCCGTTGTAACTGCATCACCATTATTATCTACTGTAGGATTAGAGCTTTGAGCTCCTAGATAAAATTCATCTATTGAGTCTTTAGTTGCTGCTGCGGCTGTCGCACTAGCTGCTGCGGCTGTTGCTGATGTAGCTGAAGCTGTAGCTGATGTAGCGGCTTCACTAGCCTTAGTTGTTGCTGTGCTTGCTGAAGTAGATGCTTCACTCGCTTTAGTAGTTGCTGTTGTAGCACTACCTGATGCTGATGTTGCTGAACTAGCAGAAGATGTCGCACTAGAGGCTGCTGCTGTAGCACTTGATGCTGCGTTAGTAGCCGATGTAGACGCTTCTGAGGCTTTAGTTGTTGCTGTGCTTGCTTGTGTTGTAGCTGTAGACGCTGAAGTAGAAGCACCACTAGCACTAGAAGCTGCTGCGGTAGCTGAATTTCCAGCATTAGTTTCTGCTGTCTCTGCGTTAGTCTCAGCAGTTTCTGCATTAGTTTCTGCGGTTTCTGCTGCTGTCTTAGCTGTATCTGCACCCGTCTTAGAAGTAGCGGCTGCTGTGGCACTAGCTGCGGCTGCGGTAGCACTTGCGGCTGCTGCTGCTGCATCTCCTGTTATACTAGCAGCACTTGCTGCTGAGGCTGTAGCACTTGTAGCCGAAGCTGTAGCACTTGTTGCTGCATTAGTCTCAGCAGTTTCAGCATTAGTCTCTGCAGTTTCTGCGTTAGTTTCTGCTAACTGTGCGGCAACTTTGGCTGCCTCAGTATCTGCAATTAGTGCATCTAAGTCATAACTATCTGCTAAAACCGATGATGTTGCAATTCCGTGTCCTCTATCAATACTCATTATGTAATCCTCTGACGTATTCGTAATACTGCAAGATATAATTTCTGCCTTCTAGTCGGGTAAATCCTTCTCTTCCTACTCTTTTTCATAAAACTCTCCTAGGTTTAATGTGAAACTCTCCCCTTTCGAGGAGAGCTCCGTGGTTAAAACTACGAACTAAGTTCTTGAATAGAACCCGGACGAACAACTTTAGTTCCATAAACAGTATCAGCCGTGAACAAATCTGCTAGTTGAGATTGTACATACTGTGTCTGTGTACGGACATTTTGTTGAGTAGCTAGTACCAAAGCATCTTTTTGGAACAAGAATGCTTTTTCAGTATTACCAGTACCTACTTGTGTAGACATATAAACGTCTACTCCGTAAATCATACCAATTTTACCTGTCTTGATTGCGTTACCGCTACCAATAAACGCTTGCTCAGTAAATCTTTCTTCAGCCATTAGTGCAGTCATACACGATGGAGTAACGATTAAAGAACGGTCATTTAAAGGAACGTCATTATCGTTAAGATTTTCAAGAGCGATTAGGATTGAAGCATCCCAATCTGTTACACTTGCAATTACTGCATTACCGCCAGTTAGTGCTGCTGCACCATCTAAGTCAGTAACTAATGCAGAGTCAACTTGCTTTGCGAGTGCATAGCCAGCGTCATCTGTGTAAAAACGTCTCATTGAATTTAGTGCCTGAAGTTCTGCAATATCTTCAATTTGGGTAGACCATTCAAAGTGCTTGTTGATAACGATATCTGTGTGTACCGCAGTATCTGTTACAAGCGTAACTGCTGTGTCTTTAACTTTCGCACTTGCAGCATTACGTCCCGGTGTTGGGATGTGAATAGTGTCACCTTTTTTTCCTACGTGGTTTAGATTGCGAACTAGATTAGCCGCAACTAGGTTTGCTTTATACGTTGCTATTACCTCGTCACTCCATAGTTTTGGAATAAACTTGGCTGCAGTCGTAACTGTCATATTTGCCATTTTAATTAACTCCTATAAGTTATATTAGCTTTTATTAAACAACCCTACCGTCTGCATAAGCCGCAAAGATATCATCTTCTAACGATTCATACCTACTAGGGTCTTCCATTTTTAAACGTATGAGGTCAGCTCTTCTATATGTCTTTCCTCCTGCGTTTGAGCCTGAAGATGACCTTGATTCCGTGCTTGCTGCCTTAAGAGCGTCCTTCCTATTTGTTTCTGCTGCCTGTTTGACTTCTTGAGTCTTACTAATCATCGACCTATCTTTCCAATTGGACAATAACTCGTTAGCGGCATCAAAATTATAAGAATCGGCTGCTTGAAACATCTGCATACGAATCGGGCTATCTTGTACCCATTCCTGAAATGCTTTGTCTTGTACGACATCAGTAAAATCAGGATGTGTTTGCTCCAACTGTGCTTTAGCTCCGGCTTGTGCCTGTTGAGCTTGGAACTGTTGAAACTCTTGAAACCTAGGGTGATTCTCAATCATTTTATTGACAGCCTTATTAGGGTCGTCAAAGAAATCAACATCATCATTATCTTTAGTTTCTAATGGAGTGTTATCTTGCGGATTATTCTTCCTCGCTACCTCAGCCTGTAGGAAACTATCTGATAATTTTCTTAACTCTCCAACTTCTTGGGCTTTACGTCCAAGTTCCTTTTCAAGATTAGTGTAACTATCAATTATTTCTTCTGTAGATTTATTGGCAAACTTAGAAGGTATACTAGGTTCTTCAACTTCAGTTGTTGAGTTCTCCTCAACGACCTCTTGTGAACTTTGTAACTCTTCTGTACTGTCTGTTATCGTATTATCATCTATATTAGAAATTTCTACGTTTTCTTCTACTGCTTGAGATTCTTGCGAATCAAAGTCTGCTACTATATTACTCATATTATTACTCTCCGCCCCGTAGGGTTATGAAGTTATTAAAATGGTGGGGCTATATATCTAGTTCTTCCACCGCTAGTTTAGTTGCCTCTTCTAAAGCAATCATCTGCCTTAAAATTGACACCTGACCCTTGGCAAACCAAAGGTCTCTTTCAGACTCTACTGAGTCTATTTTGCTATAGATTTCTTTGAGATTTGTTAGTTCCTTGACTAAGTCTCTCCATCCATCTTGTTCTACTAAATCTTGTCTCGCTCTATAATACTCTTTAGTCGTTTGTTCTTCTAAGTGCGTTTGCATAGTTTAGAGCTGTCTCCGATTTAAGGTGTTCTACTTCAGGAATGTTCCTAGCTGTCTCTGAATACTGCTTTTCTATGTCAGCTTTCATTTTTTCTAGTTCCATCATTTTCTTCTGTAGACTCATAATTCTTTCTTGTACGTCTAATTCATTCTGTGGCTGTGATGACCCTGCATCTGCTTGGTGCTTCATAGCTCTAGCTTGTTCTTCCTGTGCTTCTGCTAGTGTCTTCTGTATATCAGCCTGTAATTGCTGCATTTGTAGCTGTTGAGCCATCTGTTGCATCTGTTGTTCTTCAGGATTAGGCTGGAAACCTTGCATAAGTGCTTGTACCACTTGGTCTCTATTATGGATACTAGAGTTCTGAAAGACAGCTAATAATAGGACATTGAAAGCAGGAGAATCTTTCGGAATTGACTGGAGCATTTGAACCATCTGCTGCATTTCAAGCTCTTTAGCCATAATACCCATAGTAGAGTAGGGTACGAACTTATAATCAGTAACAGGATATCTGTCTACGTCAAATTGTATCTTTCTCCACATACTCTTATTAATCATAGGTATGAGGAATGTATTTTGGAAGTTCATTAGAGTACGTTTCTGTCTCTTAATGCTCGCAGACTGAACCATTGACATACCACTAGATGTAGCTCTATCCGGAACACCCATATCCGCAGAACCAGTACCCATCTGAATCATATTTTGCAATGAAGCAACCTGATTGTAGGTATTTTGGTCTGTCGAACCTAGAGTTAGAGGCATAAGTGCTTGCCTTGGGTCTCCATTAGTAAGGATAGTCTTACCGGGACGGACTTCAAGTTTGATGCCTCTCGGTAGTCTAGTAGCGTCTGCGGCAATCATTGGTGTAGTAGTGAGTGCTAAGGAGTCAATCCTAGCTCTCATCTCTGCATCTAATGCTTTTTGCGGGTTATACCCCTTCTCACAAACCCCTCTCCCCCAAAACTTGTTTGGGACGATGTCGTGTTGATAGCTTACAAAAGGTCTATCATTCATCATAAACGGATTCTCTTCCGCTCTTAGTATATATTCATCATTTGCTAGTGTAACGACAGCTTCGACTAGTTCATCTTCATCATAATCAAAATCATCATTGTCTTCTTTAGCATTTAGGAACTTTCTAGGTACTCTACCCCAATACTCAGATAATTTAATCTTATCTGTAGCGTCCATAGCCATATAATCAGGGTCATAACCTAGTCCTACTTCTTCTGTATTTGCTGGTATTTCAAGGTTTCTGTATATACCCTTATCCATTCCATCA